CGACGAAGTAGTCGGCCTCGGCCTCGGCGTTGTTGCCGCCGGCGTAGTGGTACAGGCCGAGGCTCTTGCCCCGGTCTGTCACGCACTTGGCCTGCGTGCGCCAACTGGAGTTCTCGAAGCCTACGCCCTGGGACACCTTGACTACGGCGAAGTCGTAGCTGGCGGTGCAGGTCACGTTCGAGGCCTGCCAGCCGGACACGTCGATGCCGACCATGTCGGCCATCGCGATCGCCGGCGTACACGCGAGCAGCACGGCGAACAGTGCCGCGATGAGGGCCTGCAGCGGCTTGCTTCTGTTTTTGAATCTGCCCATTCGTTTTCCTTCCTATGTGGTGGGCATGAAAATAGCCCCCGCCGGGATCGGCGAGGGCTAAGCCTGTGGTTTTCTCGGGGCTATCGGCGCGTCCTGTATGTCCTGGTTGACTTGGGTGCCGTGGCCGTTGCCGCCGAGGCTGTGATAGCTGTCGTAGACGAGCTGCGCGGTCCGTTTGGCGGTGTTGTCGGCGATGCCGTCGTTGGCGACCATTTCGCGCTGCATCTGTTCGAGCTTGCACAGCAGGAGCACGCGCACGCCGGTCTGCATGGCGTCGGCCTTTCGTCGGTAGCCGCGCCACCATCCGAGCATGTATCCGCCCAGGGCGGTGATGATGCCGGTGGCGGCCCAGACGGTGAGCTGCTGGGCTATGGGGTTCACTCTCCGCTCCCCTCGTCGAGGCCGGCGATGTATGCCCGTACGGCTTCGCGGCCCGCTGCGGGCACGTCGTCGATGGTCTTGCGGCCGGCGATGACGAGACGGGCGTAGACGCGGATCATGGCTTTGCTCATGCTTCACCCCCTGACAGCAGCTGGTAGATTTCAGCCAATGCCTCGTCCTGATCGAGGCTTGACGCCTCCAAGCCGGCGAGGCGCTGACTGTCCGATTTGGACGCCTGCAAACAGTCGAGCCAGATGCTGTCGGCCTGTTCGATGGCCTCCTGTTCGGTCAGGTCGCGCACGGTATAGGCCTCGTCGGCGGTGTATTCCGTCCACGTGGTATCGCCGTCCCCGTGCATGACGGTGGTGATGTTGCGGCGGATGCGGATGTCCGCGAGGCCGTCGCCGCGCGGGTAATAGCTGACCTCTTCGAGGGGTTCGGGGCTGGATACGGTCTGGAGCATGGGTTTGCCTTCCTGTATTGGGTGGATAAATACCGGGTTGCGCGGCGCATGGTGTGGTCGATGCGGTGGCGCCGCCGGTATCGGATACTGTCGCTGTTGCGCAGGTACCCGTAGTAGGAGCAGCAGCGCCGCGCGAGCCGTTCGGTCATGGGCCGGCGTCTGGCGCGGCTGAAGGTGCGGCGGGCGCGGAGGAACACGCCGCTGCGGATGTTGACGCGCCCGTGGGGCCGGAACGTGTAGCCGACCATGTCGATGGGTTCGAGGTCGAGACGTTTGCAGTTCCATTCCTCGTGCACGTCGAGTCTGAGCCGGTCTTTGAGGTAGCGGACGGTGCGGCGGGCGGCGATCTTCAGATCTCGTTTGGAGGTGCCGATGAGCAGCAGGTCGTCCATGTACCACAGTTGGTGCGTGATGAGCCGGCGGCGGGTGATCTCGCCGGTGCGCCGGCTGGTGCGTTCGATGGTCATGGCCGGCGATTCGATCCAGTGGTAGGCGCGGCTCAGGTAGTAGTTGGCGAGCCATTGGCTGAGGTAGCTGCCGATGTTGAGCCCGTTGTCGCCCTGGTACCGGTCGATGAGGTGGAACACGAGGCGCAGCAGGATCGGGTCGCCGACGTCGCGCGTGAGCATCGCCTTCAATGTGGGGCGGTCGATGCTGGGATAGTATTTGCGCACGTCGAGCTTCACGAACCATTTGCTGGATCGTTCGCGTGTCCATCGTTTGATCGCGCGGCGGGCGTCGATGGTGCCGCGATTGGGGATGCTGGCGGTCTGCCATCGTCCCACCTTCGCGTCGAACAACGGTTGCAGGGCCATGACGGCCACATGGTCGTAGATTTGGTGCCTGACCGATTCGCGGCCGATGACGCGATGCTTGTTGCTGATCGGTTCGACGCGGTTGAAGTAGGCGATCCGTGTGTCGTGGTATCGGCCTTCGCGTATCTCGTCGCCGATTTGGCTGGCGAGCCGGTCGAGGTCTGGGTGGGTTTCGAGGAAGCGTGTGACGTCTCGGCGGCTTCGTTTGCCTTTGAGGTAGTGGTCTATGGCTTGGCGCACGAACGTGGGGGTTTCGCAATGGGTGTGTTTGCAATGGGTTTTCAGAGCGTTTCCTATCTGGACTATGCCGGCGTTCGACGGTGCTGGATGGGTTCGCCTACCGGCCGGGTGCTCGGTTTGATTTTCGGCTGGGCCGTGGCTTGCCCTCTCACTGGCTGGCGTGGAGGGTAGTTGTGGCGTAATGATCGTGTTGACAGGATTGACCGGATATGCGGCCCCCGATGTTCCACCTGCGATTCGCGAGGTCGTTCCTGAGGTTCGCGGCGAAAGCGCCGTACTGCACCCCATCCCTGAGGTTGCCGAAGCGCTGCACCACGCACCGGGACGTCGGAGGCGTACCGCCACAAATCCCTGAACATGTTGCGAAACGTAGAAAGGGGGCTTTCGCCCCCTCGCTGCGCTTCACCCCCATCGCACTGCGGCTACGCCTTCGTGCGACCGAGCGCAGACAGGCGGCCCCCGATGCTCCACCAGCGATCCGCGAGGCCGTTCCCGAGGGACGCGGCGAAAGCGCCGTACAGCACCCCACCCCAGAGGCCGCCGAAGCGCCGCACCTGACGGAGACCTTGGGATGTGAGCGGGTTGGCTCCGATGGCGTCGCACATGCCGGTGGCGCTCGTCGCGGTCAGGCCCGTGGGGATGATGACGCCGTTGGACAGGGTGAAGTCCTCGGCGTAGCGCCATGAGTTGTCCGCAGTCTTGTCGCGTGCGGCGAATTCGCCGATCTTGGTGTAGTTCGCCGTCGAGGTCTTGGAGGCCTTGGTGATGTCGAACACTCGGTAGAGTTCGATGCGGCCGAGGTCGTCTCTGTCCTTGACGGCGTTGGCGATGAGGTCGGCGTCGCTTTCGTAGATGCCGTTGAACAGTTCGATGCCCTGTAGGCGGATGGGTTGGTGGTCGGCTGCGAACGCGGTGGATGGGCGGCCGTCGGTGCCGAGCAGCTTGTCGGTGGCCCCGGTCTTCCACGGCATGCTGCTGACGAAGCATGCGGTGGTCGTGGTGATGGCGTCGCCGTCGAGGTTGAGGGCGGTGTTGCCGGCGTCGAGGTTGGTCTTGCTCAGGATGGTGCGTGCCCGGGCGGCGCTGTAGTTGCCGGTGTTGTTGCGTTCCTGGTCGGTGCCGACGTTGACGGTGCTGCCTACGTCGAAGTTGTTGGCGGCGCTGGTGGCGATGATGACGCGCTTGACGCCGGTTTCGGCCTTGGTGACGGCGGTCTGCGGCGCGTACTGCCAGCAGCCGCCGAGCACGTCCGAGTTTTTGGTGGCGTATTTGAGCATGAGCATGAGCTGGACGTAGAAGGTGTCGCCGGCGCAGCGGCCGGCGTAGCCCTTGCCTTTTTTGAGCGCGTAGTCGATGGCGCGGTTCTGGGAGCCGAATTCGCGGTCGATCTCCTTGCCGCTGACCGACAGGGGGCGTTGCTGGGAGTCGAGGGAGGCGGCGTATTTCGCGAACAATAGGCATGGCCGTCTGCTGCCGTCGGGCAGCAGCACGCCGGGCAATGGCGCGTAGCCGTCGTACTGGGTGTCGGAGTAGAGGAATTCGTTGTGGGTGCTGGTGCTGTCGAGCTTGTAGTAGCCGGGGCATGTCATGACGTACACGTCGCCGTTCGATCCGTCGCGTTTGAAGCGGGTGTCGATGCCGTCGATGGCGGTGACGTGGGGCACGCCGTCGTCGTCCACGGTGGCGTTCACGTCCCACACGCGGAAGGCGTTCAGGGCGCTGTAGTCGTCTCTGCCGGCCTTGTCGTTGGTGCTGATCTCGATGGTCAGGTTGGCGTTGTCTCGGGTCTTCACGCCCGTTGGCGTGTTGCTGTACGTGTATTTGGGGAATTTCACGCCGTACACCTTGCCGTCCTTGTGGGCGGCGAAGTAGGCGGCGATGTTGCCGTATTCGCCCTTGGTGCCGTCGTACTCGAAGCGCACGCCCTTGGCGGCGTTGGCGTGCACCTTGGCGATGAGCTGGGCGGTGTCGGCGAGGGTCATGACCTTCTGCGTGTTCGCCATGATGGCTCCTTCCTGTTTATCGGTTGATGATGTCGAGCGCCCAGTCGATGTCGGACTGGGTGAGCGGCGGGATCGTTTCGGCGTCGGACAATGCCGGCGCGATCACGGTGTCGTACTGGGCGTCTATGTCGGCTTGGGTCGCGAAGACCACGCCGGCGGCCGCGCTGGCGGCGATCTTGGACTTGCAGTCGTCGGAGAGCTGCCGGTATTCGATCACGCTGGTGCGTGCCGCGTTGGCGGCGTCCCTGGCCTCGCCGGCCGCGCTGACCGCGTTTCTGACGGCCTTGTTCGCGTCGTCGATGAGCTGTTCGAGGACGTTCATCTGATCCTGAGCGTCTGGCGCGGTCGCGTCGAACACGGCCCGTTCGACGATGCCGTGGAAGTTGCGCGAACAGGTCTTCGTGCCGTTGACGCTGACCTCGATGCCCATGAGGATCGCGCCGGCGTTCTGCAACGCCTTGCGCGGCACGGCGACGCGGTACGTGGCCGTGGGGGTGCCGAACACTGCCGGCATGCTCACGCGGTCGCCCAGCCCGCTGCCGGGCGTGGTGTTGTATGCGAGCGCGACGGTGATGCCGGTGGTGTCGGTGATGGGTGTGCCGTTGTCGGTGAGTTCGACGGTGATGGTTCGGCCGTTGATGTCGCCGGCGTTGAGGCGTATGTCTGCGATGTAGCCGTTGGCTAGGTCGAGTTGGATGGGTTCGCCTGTGGCTTCGCGGAAGCTGTCAAGCGTTGCCATTGTCGTCGTCCTTGTTGGATTGGTCGGTGAGGCGTTGGTTTTCCTTGGCGAGTATGTCGATCTGGGCTTGGAGTGCGGCGATCTGGACGGTGCTGTCGGCGAGCATTTCGCGGAGTTTGCCGATCATGGCCGGGTAGAGGTTTTTGTCGTCCATCAGTCGTGGTCCTTTCCGTCGTTGGTTTGGGTGAGTGATTCGATGAATCGGTCGGTTGCGCTGGCGATGTCGTCGTCGTGGTCTGCGAGGAGGTTGCCGAGTTCCGTTGGTTCGATGCCGGCGGGCAGTGCGATGGTGGTCGGGGCGTCGGTTTCGTCTTCGGCGGATGGGTTGGTGGTTGCCGTGTCCGGCAGGAGCGGGAGGCCGAGCAGGCCGCGTGTTTTGTTGCGGCCGGCGGTGAGCGGATCGTCGGTGGCATTGTCGGCGGGCGCGGTGGTGGTGTTGATGGCTTTTTCGATGGCGTTGTAGGCGCTTGTCCATGCGGTTTCGCCGGTTTGGGGGTCTGGGTCTGGTTCGCCGTGGTCTCGGACGTGGAGGATGGCGGCTACGGCTTCGGTGTCGGTTTCGATGCCGAGGAGTGTACGCCATGATGCGATTGCGGCGAGCGGTATGGCGTCGTGGCGCATGCCGGGGGTGGGTGGCGTGGTGGTGATGGTGGTCATGCCGTCGGTGACTGCGGCCGGCGGGGTGGTGTCGGCGGTGAGGGGTCGGTCTATGAGGAGGGTGGGCTGGCCGTTGATGGTGGTGACCTGCATGGGAATCTCCTATTTCTTGAGGAATCCGATGGTGTGGAGCTGGTAGGGTTTGTTGCCCTGGAACAGGGCCGCATAATGCGTGTTGATGGATAGGTTGGAGACGACGCCGGTGCTGGTGTTGTAGTTCCAATGGGAATCCACTGCGGTGACCACCTTTTCCGGCGGCGTGTACACCCAGATACTCCAGCCGCTTGCCGTGCAGTCGGACACGGTGGTCACGAACAGACCGGGATCGTCCTGCCGGTGATCGACTGTGGCGAACGCCTTGTATGACCCGTATTTCGCGGGATTGGAGGATGTGAAGGTGTATTGCGTGTATTTCATGGGGGCGATGTTTTGGCCTTCCCACCACACGGCTTGGAAGGTGGCGCGCCCGCCGGAGAAGCCGCCGAGGAAGCCACTCATGTACAGGTAGCCGCTGTCGATGTCGGCTTGGATTCCGACCAGGCCATTGGGGTCTCGCGCGGCGAGCGTGGCGGTCGTGGCCCCGGTCTTGGGAGACCACAGACTTAGGTAGGCACGCCTACTGCTGGGATCGGTCGAGTCATAGTCCTTTTCTGCGGCGAGAAACACGGTGCCGACCTTGGTGGTGTTGTCGTCGGCCTTGCGTTCGCCGATTCTGGCGAACGCGCCGGGGTCGTGCTCCGCGCGGCGGCCGCCGTTGAACGTGAGCGCGCTGACTTCGCCCTCCTGCTGCGTGGTGGACTCGACCGCGATGTACGGGTGCTGGTACGAGCCGCTTCCGTGGTAGAACTGGATGCCTGCGCCTTCTAAGGAGTCCGTGCCGGAGATTTCGGTCTGTTTGAAACTCGGGCTGATTTGCACCCTGTTGCCGGTTCGGGCGGTTCGGAAGGTGCCGGTCAGGAGGTTGTTGACACCGTCCCCGTCGAGGTGGACGGTTTCGTTGCCGTTGGCGTCGGTCATGACGAACTGGCCGGTGTCGAGGTTCCAGTAGGAGCGTTTGCCGGTGATGACGCCGGTCTTCATATAGGTGGCGTTGATGTACAGCAGTCCGTTGGACAGGTAGAGGCCTTGTTTTTGGCCGTTGTTGGTGAGCTTGTTGAAGATGTAGGTCTGGGTGAGTTCTCCTTCGAAGGTGTCCACGTAGCTGCGGGCGGCGGTCTCGTCGGTGCATTGCAGGCCGGTCCAGTACCAGTCGGCGTCGGATGCGGCGGCGGTGTTGCGATCGACCTGCATCCACAGGCGTGCGGTTTTGGCGTTGGATGGCACGGTGTAGCTGCCGGACACGTATGTCCAGCCGCTCGCGTTGGCGGCGGCTCTGGCGATGGCCTGCCAGTGGTTCGTGCCGTCGGTGCCGATCCAGTAGATGCCGAAGCTGCTGGTGACATTGCCGGCCTTGCGGTACGCCCAACCGGACAGGCGGAACGTGTGGCCCCGGAACGTGTCGAGCAGCCATCCGAAGTACGTGTCGCGCACGTTGCCCAGGTGGATCGCGCTCGTGATGCCCTCGGGGTGTGTGGCGGGCATTGTCTTGGTGAGTTTGCTCGCGCCGAGCTTGTCGAGGTCGTGGTCGGGGTTGCCGTTCGGGTTGCGCACGAGGTTGCTGCCGTAGGCCATGATCGCCTCGGCGTAGGTCTTCGCGCCGGACAGTGCCGTGTCGGCCTTGGCGGTCGCGTCGCTTTTCGCGCTGCTGAGCGTGCTGGCACCCACGCGGTCGGCGTAGGCTTTGGCGGCGGTCTGCGCGTCCGTGGCGAGTTTCTGGGCTTGGGTCTGGGTGGCGAGGCTGGACGCCTTGTTGCCGTTGATGGTCGAATTGGCGGACAGGCTGAATTCGCCGGTGTCCATATCCCAGAAGTTCAGGCCTGCTGCGTCGGAGAGTCGGCCGGTGAACACGGTGTCGGCGAAGATGCCTTTGCCGTTGGCGAGCGCCCGGAAGTCCCAGTCCCCGTTCGGTTTTTTGTGGTCGGCGATGCGCCAGTAGCCGCCGCCGATGTGGATGCATTGGGTGGGGTTCTGGTCTTCCGGTTTGTCGTAGACGTAGATGCCTTGGCCGGGTTTGAGGTACGTGTATCCGCCGGTGGCGTTCATGATCTGGTTGATGCGGTCGATGAGGTCCTTCATGTACGGGCCGGTGCCGCCGGCGGCGCTGTTCCATGCGCCGGAGTTGGAGACGAGTTTGTCGAGGGCCTGCTGTTGGGCGGCCATGCGCTGCGTGTATGTCTGGCGGATGTTGCCGAGGGTGATCTTGGTGTCGGCGAGGCTGCCGGCCAGGTCTTCCTCGATCTGGAGGATGCGGCCTTCGAGGCGCAATGGTGTGGTGAAGCTGGTGTCGATGATCTGCACGCTGTCGCCGACGTCCGTGCCTTCCGGGTCGTAGCCGGCTTGGCCGAGTGCGGTCACGTCGGCGGTGTAGCTGACGGTCGGCGTGGTGCGGGTCTTGAGCGCCGCTTTGGTGAGGTTTAGGAGTTCCTTGGGGTCTTCGCAGTCGGGGAAGTCCACGCTTGCTTCGCTGTGGTGTTTGGTGCCGTCGGCTCCCACGATGCCCCAGTTGGCGAGCGCTTGGTCGTCTTGGATGTAGGGTTTGCCGTTGTTGACGTCGGCGAAGCTGATTTTGCGGCCGTATCCGCCGGTGGCTTCGCCTTCCTCGTTGGTTTGTTCGATGCCTTTGCCCCAGCCGTAGAGGCGGGTGATGACGTCGCCGGCGTCGATGTCTCGTTTGATCTGGGTGAGGTCTTTGCCGTATTCGAAGCGTTTCGTGGTGTTGGTGGAGCCTCGGTGTTCGACGAGGTGGATGATGCGTTGGCCGATGCGGTTGCCGGTCGGGTCGGGCTGGTATTCGGTCTGGACTTCGAGCCCGTAGGTGTCGGCGGTCTTCTGGACGGCTTCGAGGACGGTGCAGTGGTAGAAGGCGAGGTCGGCGGTGCCGGTGATGGTGCCGGTTTCGACGGTGCCGACCGTCCACCGGGTGCCTTCCAGTGCCTTGGCGAGGCAGGCTTTGGCGTTCGCGTTGCGGTTGCGTTTGTCCTCGATATAGGTGCGGGACAGTTCGGCGATGCCGCCGGCGCAGTAGGCGACGGTGACGGGCATGCCTGCGGCGCGGGCGGTCTGGGTGGACTGGCATACGTATTCCGCCCAGCGGCCCATCGAGTCCTTGAAGACGATGCGTTCGTCCTTGTTGATCTCGCCGATGGTGGTGACGTCCAAGGTGTCGGTGCCGTCGGTGGCGCGGGTGCGGATCGCTTTGATGGCGTAGGGCAGGTCGCCGAGCGGGTTGCCCCAGCGGTCGAAGATCATGTAACGCAAAACGTGTCTCCTAGATGAGGGTGAGCGGCCGGTATGCGAGGGTCGCGGCCGAGATGCCGGTCGTGGTGATCGTGTTCGAACCGGGCAATAGGGGGAAGTAGTCGGAATCGAGTGTGGGTGTCATGAGGTTGCCGTTGACGCGCAGCTCGCGCGAGTCGGGCGAGGTGTCGATGGTGATGCGCCCGGTGATCGCGGTGGCGGATGCGAGAGTGAGCTTGTGGCCGTGCGCGTCCCGTATGGCGATGGTCTTGGCTCCGCTGGCTGGGGTGAGCGCCCATGCGGGCCAGCATGGCCGGTTGCCTTTGACATGGATCGCGTTCGCGCCCGTTTTGAGCGTGACGGTGCGGCTGCGGCCGATGAGATAAGGGGCGGCGTCGATGCTCACGGTGACGAGCGTGGCGACCTGCCGGGGGCCGGCCCACTTGTCCTCCCACGCGGAAAGGCTCATGCGGCCCCGGTATTCGCCGGGCAATCCCCGCCATGAGAGTGAGACGATGGTGCCGGCCAGGGCCGCGAGCTGCGTCTTGGCGGCGAGGATGTCGTCTTCGCCGCCGATCGCGTACAGGCTGAGCGTGATGGCGCGGTCGCCCATGTACGCAGCCCCCGAGGGGTCGGTGAGGGTCAGGTCGAGCCGGCCGTCGCGGCCGGGCATGTCCTGCACGCTCACCGTGGGTTCGGCGTTGCCGATGGTCACGCCGTCGGAGGTCAGGGAGAGCATCATGCGCTCCAGCGGCGTGCCGTTGAGCGTGGGGTCTTCGACATGCGGCAGGCGCATGCGTCGCTGGTAGAGCATGATGCTGCCCCCTTCCTGTTATCGGCCGAGTCGGGCCATGTTGTCGAGTTCGTAGCTCATTGGCTTGGCGAGCTTGCCGGCCATGACCTCGCCGCCGCGATCGGACAGGTTGAGCGTGATGCCGGCGGATAGTGCCATGTCGATCGCGTCGATGATGTCCTGTTTGGTCGCGGTGTCGGCCGAACGGTCGTCCATCGTGTACGCGATCCGTCCGCCGTTGACGGTGCCGTGGTATGCGAGCGGGGTTTCGAGCCGGCTGGTGTCGGTCTTCAGGCTCACGGTGGGGATCATGTCGGTCAGTCCGTCGATGCTGTCGGCGACGAGGCCGCTGGCCTTGTCGATGCCTTGGGCCATGCCGGCGGGTATCCATTTGCCGACCTCGTCCCTGAAGATGCGTGACGGGCTGTGGATGCCGAGCACGCCCTTGGCCCAGCCGACGAGGCTGCTGCCGAGGTTGCTGATGGTGTTCCTGACCCACTGGAACGCGCCGCCGATGCCGTTGATGAGGCCGCTGATGATCTGACGGCCCGTGTCGTACAGCCATCCGCCGGCCCCGCTGACCGCGCCGAGCACGGTGTCGCGGATGCGGCCGACGGTGTTCGACACGGATTGGATGCCGTTGGACACGGCCGATGTGATCCCGTGCCAGATGTTTCCAAGGAACGAGCTGACGCTGTTCCATACGCTCGTCCATACGCCGCTGATGGCGTTCAGGACGGTCGAGATGGTGTTGCGCACATTCTGGATGTATGTGGACACCACGCCGCTGATGGCGTTCCAGATGGTGGATGCGACGGACTTGACCGCGTTCCAGACGCTCGTCCATACGCCGCTGATGGCGTTGAGGACGTTGCCGATCGTGTTCCTGATGCCGTTGATGATCGGCGTGAAGAACGCGACGATCTTGTTCCAGACATCCGTGAAGAACTGGCTTACGGCCGTCCATACGCTCGTCCAGATGCTTTTGATTCCGTCGAGGATGTTCGACAGGAACGCTTTGATGCCGTCCCATGTGGTCGTGAAGAACGATTTGATCGCGTCCCATGCGCCCTGCCAGTCGCCCTTGAGCAGGTCGAGGAACACGACGATGATGGTGCGGATCGCGTTCACGACGGTCGAGATGTAGCCGCGTATCAGCGTGAAGATCGTGTTGACGACGTTGTAGATCGCCGTCCATACGGTGCTCCATACGGTGTTCGTGCTGTTCATCTGCTGGGTGATGAACGAGAGTATCCAGCCGAACACGGTGTCGATGCCGTTCTGGATCGCCTGCAACGGGGCGACGATGAGCGCGCCGATCACGGTGAACACGTTGACGATGAAGTCCCGGACGCTGGTGAAGATCGTCATGGCGGTCGTGCTGATGCCGGTCCACACGCCGGACAGGAACGCGGTGATGCTCGTCCATGCCGTGGTGATGCCGCCACTAATCGTGGCCCATAGGCCGGAGAGGAAGGCAACGAAGCCGTTCCATGCGTCGGAGGCACCCTGCGTGATCGATTGCCACAATCCCGTGAGGAATTCGCCGAGCCCGTTCCATATCGCCCTCGCACCCTCCACGAGCGCCGTCCATGTCTCGGACAGCCATGAGGTGAACGCGGCCCATGCCTTGCGGCCTACCTCGGTCTGGGTGAAGAACCAGACGAGCGCGGCCACGACGGCCGCGACGGCGACGGCGATCGCGCCGATGGGGTTGGCGGCTATGACGGCGTTGAAGGCCCGTTGGATGGCGGTGCCGGCGCTCGTCACGGCGTTCCATGCGAGTTGCGCGTTCTGCGCGATCTTGGTGGATGCGGCTATCTTCTGGATGCGGCCGGAGATGCCGCCTATGCCGTTGACGAGGTCGGTGACGCCGTTGGCGGCGTTCTTGACCTTCACGGCGGCGTTGAAGATGCCGTCGAGCCCGCCGGCGACCGCCGTGATGCCCGCCGTGGCCGTTTTGAAGCCGAGGAACGCGGCGACGGCCGGTATGAGCACGGGCGCGAGCTTGCCGGCGTTGCCGACGATGAGGTTCAACGTGTCGGCGATGAGTTTTATGGCGGTCGCGACCCCGTCGGGCGGCATGAGTTTCACCCAGTCGACGACCATGTTGACGACGCCCATGATCGCGTCCCTGATGGCGTCCCATGCGCTTTTGAACGCGGTGATCGCGCCGTTTTCCTCCAGTTTGGAGTAGAGGCGCTGGAACCAGCCGATGACGCCTTGGATGCCTGCCTGGACGACGGGCACGGCGTTGGTGACGCCGTCGGCGATCCAGCTCATGCCGCCGGTGATGGCGGGTTTGACGCTGTCGAGCACGCTCGCGCCGAGCTTGACGAACGCGGCTTCGAGGTTGCCGGTGGCTCCCTCGATGGTGCTGGCGGATGTGGCGGCTTCCACTGCGGCGTCGGTGAAGCCGAGCGACATGATCGCGTCGTTGAATTCCTGCGCGGTGATCTGCCCGTCGGCCATGGCGTCGCGGAAGTTGCCGGTGTAGGCTCCGGCTTCCTTGAGTGCCTGTTGGATTTTGCCGCTCGCGCCGGGGATCGCGTCCGAGAGCTGGTTCCAGTTCTCGGTCGTGAGTTTTCCTTGGCCGGCGGTCTGGGTCAATACCATCGCGACGCTTTTGAACGTGTCGGCCGAGCCGCCGGCGACGGCGTTGAGGTTGCCTGCGGCTTCGGCGAGCCTGTCGTAGTTGGGCACGCCGTTGGCGGCGAGCTGGGCGGTGGTGTTGCGGATGTCGTTGAGGTCGTAGACGGTCTTGTCGGCGTAGTCCTGCGTGCTGGCGGTGAGTCGTTTGATCTGCTTCTCGCTGACGCCGGCGAAGTTCAGGGTGCTGGCGAACTTCTGGGCGCTGTCGGAGGCGCTGGTGATCTCGCCGGACAGGCCCATGAACGCTTCGATGGCCTTGCCCGCGACGCTTTGCGCGATGCCGGTGATGACGCCGAGTTTCGCGCCGAAGCCGCCGGCGAAGCCGTTGCCGGCTTTGATGCCGGCGGTGTTGCCGGCGGTTTCCGATGCGCTGCCGAACGCCGATTCGATGGCCTTGCCGACGCCCTTCATGCTGGGCACGACCTGCACGAACGCGGTGGCGATCTCGATTGCCATGCTATGTCTCCCTGATGGTGGTGCGCGGTGCGGCCAGGTATGCGGCCAGTTGTTCGTCGTCCATCGCCACGGCCTCGCCGCCCGTGGCTTCACGTCGGACGGTGCCGGGGCGTTGGAGTTGTCCGCGCCAGCGTGCGCCCTTGCGTGAGGCTTCCTTGGTTTTCGTCCAGGCGAGGAACGCGAGACTGTCGCGGATGTCGGCGAGGAGGTAGGTCTGGTCGTCCCATGCGAGGCGCGGGTCGAGTTTTTGCCAGATGATGGCCTGACGGGGCAGGTTGGCGGCCAGTGCGGCCGCACGGTTGGCTGGCAGTTCGCCCGTCCAGATGAGGTCGGGGTTGAGCCCATAGAAACGCTGGAAGTCTGCTTCGAGCGCGTCGGGCGCTGTGGCGAGCATTCCTATGAGCGTCAGGAGTTTGGGGCGACCTGTTCGAGGAGTTGGGCGATGAAGTCGCTGACCTTGTCGATGCTCACGCGGCCGGTGTCGGGGTCGCGCAATGCGTCCTTCATCGCCGTGTACTGGTCGCCGCACAGCTTCTTGAGGAAGGGGACGATGGCGAACGCGCCGCTGCCGTCGCCTTCCTGCGCGTTCTGGAGGTCGTAGAGGTATTCGACCATGTCGAGGTCGTTGAAGATCGCGGGGCCGACGGTGACGGTGACGCCCATGACCTCGACGGTCTTGGGCTGGTTTTTCGGGGTCTTGTGGTCCTGCGGCTGCTTGGCTGCCATATGCGTGTCCTTTCAAAGGGTCAAGGGTGCGCCCGCCGGACGTCGGGCGCGGGGTGGGGTCACTTGTCGGCGATTGTCGCGGTGGTGACTTTGGCGATGTATTCGACGCTGGTGGACCCGTTGATGAGGTCGCTGGGGTTGGCGCTCATGGTCACGCCGTAGCCGATGGCGTCGCCGGCGCTGTAGGTGGTGTCGTCGAATTCGGTGATGGTGCCGTCGGCGACTACGATGCGCTTGACGCGGTTGCCGGTCATGGCGATCTCGAACACGAGGACGAGGCTTTCGCCGGACGGGATGGCGTGGTAGACGGTGAGCTTGTCGGCGGTGCCGGTGACGTTCGCGGTGCCGAAACGCAGTTTGAGGCTGGCTTCGTTGGTTTCGATCATGTTGAACTGCCATGTCTCGCCGTAGCCGCTGATCTCGGACAGTACCTTGATGCCGCCCATCTCGTTGATGTCGGTGGTGTCGGTGTCGGTGGCGTTGGTGACGCCGTCCTCCGACAGGTAGCCGACGCAGGTGTAGGCTGCCGGCAGTGCGGTGGTCGCGTCGGTGGGCAGTGCGGTGCCGGCGGGCGCGTAGTAGAGGCAGCCGGTCTTCTTGGGCTTGCCGAGGCTGACGTTTTTCTTGTTGTTGTGGTTGGTTTCGGCCATGATGGTGCCTTTCGGATGGTGCGGCGTCGTCTTATTGGGTGGCGGCGTCGAGCTGGATGGTGATCTGGTATCGGGGCTGGGGCGGCGGGCCGGGGTCGGGGAAGTCGATGACGCTTTCCACGCCGACGGCGGCGATGGGGTCGAGCAGGTCGAGGTCGAGCAGTCGGGGCAGCAGCGTGCCGGTGGCGAGCTGGGCGGCCTGCCATCGGGTTTCCGCCCATACCTGTATGGCGAGGATGGGGTGGCTGCTGTATTCGTTCTCGCTGCCGCCGACGCGCTCGATGGTCACGAACCGCTTGGGCCGGTCGGCGGGCACTTCGAGGTATGCGGTCAGGCCGTCGCCGTTGGGGTCGGTGTCGATCCAGTCCTTGACCGTTTTTTCGAGGTTGAGACTCATCGCCGTTTCACCGCCTTGAGCAGCGTGTTGTGCTTCGCGTTGTCCTCCATCGCCTTCACGTTGCCTTCGGAGCCGTGCCCGGTCGTGGCGAGCGCGACGCTGCCTTTGGTGGTGCTGACATGGGGTGCGGCCTCGTAGGTCGCGCCTTCGACCTGTGCCATGCTGTTGGCGCTGGCGGCGATGAGCGTGGCCTGTTGGTCGATGGCCTGCTGGATGGGTGCGGATTGGCGTACCGCGCGGAAGCCGGCGAGGTTGAGTTTTACCTTTGCCATGTGCCGGTCTCCTATCCTCTGGTGGCGGCGAGTTCGACGGTGAGGTTCCAGCGGGTCGGGGTGATGCCGCCCGTGTAGGGGCGGGGGTCTCCGATCACGGTGTATTCGACGCCGTCGATGACCGCCTTGGCCCCGCGCAGGCTCCGGTAGGGCCATGCGCGGGGCATGTGGATGGTTTTGGCGACTCGGATGCCGTCGGGGCGGATGCCGTCGGTGAGGTTCGATTGGCCGCCGTCCTGGATGAGCACGTCTTCGACGGTTTCCTGTTCGGTGTCCCAGATGATGCCGCCGCCGGGATCATGGCCGGCCGGGGTGCGGTGGATGAGGGTGATGGTCTCGCCTTTCATGCCGCGCCTCCGGCCATGTCGTAGGACCATGCCTCGCCGTCGCCGCCCAACGCTTCCTTTTCGGAGGTGGTGAGGTAGAGGTCGCCGGCGGGGTTGGCGTAGCTCAGGCTTTCGCTGTAGCTGCCGGCGGTCTGGGTGGATTGGGTCACGCCCGACATGTCGGGGCCGGCCTGCATGGCTCGTTTGACGGCCATGCAGGCGATGCGTTTCAACGTGGCGGGTTTGGCGTTGGCCCATTGGGGGCATGTGGTGCGGATCAGGTCGCTCGCGTCCTGCAGCAGCGTCTCGGCGCGGGTTCGTTCGTCGCCGGTGAGCGCGTGCCATCGGGCTTCGAGGTCGCCGACCTGCGCGAACGGCTTCTCGTCGTCCGTTTCGTCCTCTCCCCCGCCGTCTTGCGTCACGGTTGTGCCGTCGGACAGGTTGAGCGGGGTGCTGGGGTATCCGTCCATGCGAGGTCTCCTTAGGCGAGGATGCCGGCGGCCTTGAGCTTGGTCAGCGTGGAGTTGACCTTCGCGATGATGGCCGCCGAGTCGGCGCTGTCGGCGAGCTGCGCTTCGGCCGCCTGCTGGAGCACGCCGCCGCGCGCGCCGGCGGTCGGCGCGGGCGGCGTGAACGTAGACGGCTTGCCGGTGATGGCCGACCATGCGATGGTGGCGACGCCTTCGGCGAACGGGGTGCCGTCGGGCTTTACCAGACGCACAGGGATGGCGAGGCCGGCCTCGTCGGCCTCGTCGGTTTTCTGCACTACGAGCGTCTGGGTGAGGGGCGCGGCCATCACTTGGCCGCCCTGCCGGTGGAGGTCGGCTTCTTGAGCACGGCGATGCCCTTGGGGTCGAGGATCGCGTAGCTGTACATGGCCTCGGTGCGGTAGGCGATCTGGTTGACGCCCTTGAGGTCCTTGCCGGTGTTGTCGGGGTCGCCGTATTCGATGATCTCGCTCCAGATGTCGCGCACCATGCCCCACTTGATGAGGCGGAAGTCGCCGAGGAAGGCGAGGATGCCGGTCGCAGGGGTGATGAGGCGGCCGTTGACCGTGCCGGACGTGGCGGCGGGGATGCCGTCGAGGCTGCCGACCTGGAGGTTGATCGGGATTTCCGGGTAGAAGCGCTGGCCGGTGGACGGCACGCGAATCTTGCGCAGCTCGTTCGCCATGGTCTTGGACATGGCGATGCCGTTGATGTCGTACTCGTCGCTGACGACCTCGGCGAGGCTGTCGATGTCGGCGACGCGATCGTCGGTGGCCGTCACGCCGACCGCGGTTTTGGCGAGCGCGTTGAAGCCGTCGAGGGTCGTCTTCTTCTTGGGGTCGAAGGCGTGGTAGATGACGTAGTCGAGGACGCGGCCCATCGCTGCGGCCTGATCTGCCAGAATCTTGCTGGTGATCTCCAGTTTGGCGTCTTCGTCGGCCCACTGGAGCTCGCTGCTGACGCGGGTCGTGGTCTGCACCTTGAAGCGTTTGCCGACGACAGGGGTGAGGGTTTCCTCGTAGCTGGACTTCTGTGCGCCTTCGGCGACGACCTCGGCTTCGGAATTGCCGGTGAAGACCATGTAGTCCTTGTCGAGGAAGAGCTGGGGTTCGCTCGGGGAGAGCGCGGCGATGGTGCTGGTGTCCTTGGCGCGCTTGGTGATGACGGTGGCTACTTCCTTGGGGAGCAGCACCTTGCTGGTGTCGAGTGCCATGATGATGGTTTCCTTTCAGATGAGGGGTGAGGAGATGTTGGCCGGTTAGAGGCCGAGGTTGCGCAGGTAGTTGACTATGCTCTCGTTCGGGCCTTTGCCGGACGGCTGGCGGTCCGCGCCGTGCACGGCCGGGGCCTTGGGTTTGGGGTTGAGCAGCTCGTGGATGCGCTTGGCGTGCGATTGCATGGCTTCGAGGCTGTCGCCTTCGATCACGTCGGCGGGTACGCCGGTCTCGGCCGACACCTGCGCCTTCCAGTCGGCCTGCTGTTCCTTGGCCTTGTAGGCGGCTACCTGCGCTTCGAGTTCCTGCGTGCGCTTGGCGGCCTTCTCGGTTTCGCTCATTTGGGATTCCTTGAGCTTTTCCAGCTCGTCGGCGGCGGCCTTGTTGGCCTTCGCTTTCTTTTCCCAGTCGCGCGAGTGTCCGAGGGCTTCCTTGTATTTGGCTTCCCAGTCGATCGGTTCGCCGACATCCTCGGATTCGGAAGACGCGGCTGGCTGGTCGGCCCCGCCGGAAGCCATGCCGCCTTCCGGCGGGGCCGCGACGAATCGGACGTGACGGGGTGTGTGGTTGAGGAACATGGTTGTTCTCCTTGTGGTTGAGCCCTTTCCGGGCATTGAAAAAGCCACCCGTGCGGGTGGCTGAAAACTTGGATGCCCGTCTTCGGGCATTGAAAAAGCCACCCGGCGAGGGTGGCTTGAATGGGCCGGAGCTATGTCGGCTGGGCCAGTTCTTTGTCGAGGGCCGAGGCGTATTCGTCCTTGTCTTCATCTTCGAGCAGTCCGAAGGCGTCGAGCAGGGGTTCTTGCGGCACGGTTACGTGGTTTTCGAGGATCGCGGCGATGAGCCAGCTCAGGGCGTAGTACTGTTCGCCGGCGGCTAGGCCGTAATCCAGTTCCTCGGCTTCCTCAAGGACGTCGCAGTATGGCCTCAGCCGCCGGTATGCGGCTTCGCATTGCGAATCTGTTGCCATAGCTTCTCCTTTTGCTGCGGCACGACTGGGTGTGCCGTGTGGACGGTGAATCGACCGCCGGTGTTTCTGGTTTTCTGGAGCCACACGCGGACGATCTCGTCTTCCACTATCTTATACAGGGTTTGACGTTCCCTGCCAGCCGGTATGACGAGGTCGGGAGCCACGACGGTCTCCTCTACAGCCCACTTGATTTTCTTCTCGTCCCATTCCTTCGGAAAATGGGTCTTGCCGGGTACTGTCGCGTCGGGACCGTGGTTCTCGAAGACATGATCCCATGTTTTCGCCCGTGGCTGGATGACCTCGGCGGGCCATTCGGCCGATAGTTCGAACACCCCAGAGGTGAGCTCGTCGGGAAACATGTGGTTCATGGTCTTCATTACGGCATTGGTTTCCGAAGTGCCAGCTCGTGATTTCGCGGCCTTGTACATGCGCTTGAACTTGTCGGGGTCGTAGCCTTCGAGTTTGGTCTCTCCCCATGAGGGGACGATCTTGCAGTCGCAGTCGTGGTGGTATCTGTTCCATTTGCCGGCGGTGTCCTCGCTGGCATAGACGAAGCCTCGGGATGCGAGCATGGCGCAGAACGCGCAGGTCTTTCCTTGGGGGACTCGCGCGTATTTGGGGCGGGTGGGGTCGTTTTGGGCGGTGAAGCGTCCGGTGAGGCGTGCGGTCTCGTTGATGATGTCCTTGGCGAGGCGCGCCCAGTCGTCTTCGGTGTAGCCTTGCGTGTTGACGGCCCAGAGGTGATCCATGGTCAGGCCGGCTTTGCTTCGTCCGTTGATGACGTCGGTGAATTTCGCGCCGACGTGCATGGTGTTGTTGTAGCCGCCGACGATCTGCCAGAAGGCGCGGTCTGAGCTGACCTGCGCCTCCTTGTAATCGGGCATGGTGATGCCGGCGGCTTCGGCCCATGCGGCTCGCACGTTCCTGTAGTAGTCCTGTGCGATGAGGTTGGCCTTGCGCGCGTAGTCTTCCAGTTGTAGGCGGGCTTGGCCGGTGGGATCATCGCCGAAGTAGAGGCTGTTGGGCACCATCGTCTTGGCCTCGATGATGAGGTCGGACAGTTCGTCCTGGTAGTCGTCCCACAGGTCGTTGAGGTGGCTGTTGAACGCTTTACGCTGCGCCGGGCTGAGGTTGCTCGGCGGCAGGCTGTTGCTGTCCATTCTCGGCCTCCGTTCCGGTGGCGGTCTGATCGGCGGCGTGCAGGCGGGCGCGTAGCGTGTCCACGGCCGCTTCGGTGCGTTTCTGCTTCTCGTAGGCCCGGTGGGCTTTGATCTCGTCCCATGTCAGGCCGGCGCGGGTGAGTCCCACGTCGCTGTCGGCGAGGTCGGGGTTGGTGGATGCGACCTTCTGGTACCAGTCTGCGCGGGCGGCGTCGCTGGTTTCCTTGACCGGTGCCCAGATGGGGCGCAGTTCGCGCAATGCGTCGGGGTCTGCGCCCTGATAGGCCAGTGCGATGCTCATGGCTTCCTTCAACGCGCGGCCGAAGCGTTTGTTTTGCCGGTCGGCGGTGCGGGACAGTTTGCGTTCGGCTTCGGCCATGGCTTCGGCGCTGGCGGGGTTGTCCATGGTGATGCCGAGGTCGTTGACGGGGATGTCGGTTTCGGAGCTGACCATGAGGGCGATGGTGCGCAGCATGTCGGCGTGCGGGGTCATGGATGCCTGCTGGAGCTGCTGCATGGTGGGTTTGTCGCCGTTCTTGTTGGCGGGCATGCCGTTCATGACGCTCACGATGCTGCTCCATGTGTCGTCGGTGAACTTCTTCGACGCTCCGATGAACCACACGCGGGGGGCTGCATAGAATTCGGCGGTGGCCTCCATGCGCACCATGGTTCGCAGGCCGAAGTCGGTCAGGTTCATGAGCGTGCGGGTGATGCGGCTGTTGCCCAGCGGATGGTAGGACTGGGCGTCGTTGACGAGGGGCACGACGCTTGGCCGGTCGAGGTGGGTTTCGATCGTCCGCGCCGTCCACGGGCCTTCGCTGTCGTCGATTTCGTAGACCTTGCCGGGCAGCCATACGGTGAATGCGGTGATGCGCCCGGTTCTGTCGTCCTTGTCGGTGATGGTCAAGGCCGAGCCGAGACGGCGGCGCCGGCGGTCCCAGATGCCCGCGCTCCAGTCGGCCGAGCGGGGCAGCATGAGGATGCGGCCGGGTTCGTCGGGGTCTTCGTACACGGTGATGAAGCTGCATCCGTGGATGTAGGCGCTGGTGATCGCCTCGGAGATGTCGGTGTCCCATGCGTTGTCGTCCACGAGTTCGTCCACCTGCGCTTGCAGCGGGTCGGGCGCGTCGAAGCCCTCGAACACGTTGAGGTCGGCGAGCGCTCGGACTGCTTTGTTGGGCCATCCGATCATTGGTTTGGCGAGGGCGCGCATTTCTTTGGGGATGCTGTAGGCGACGCCGTTGTATCGGTATCGGGCTTGGTAGTATTCGGCTCTCAGCATGTTGCGTGCGTAGTGGTCGCGCCATGTTGTGAGGAGTTTTTGGATGGTGGGCATGTCGTCGTCTTCGACGCCTTTGATGCGGGTGATGTTGGCGGATTGGACGGCGAGGTAGGCGTCTTGGGTGGCGGGGTTGGTGATGGCGACGCCGTTGTGGTCGGTGGTGGGCATTAGAACCATGTCTCCGTTTCTTGGGTGGGGTCTCTTCTGGTGGTCATGGCCCCGTGGAGGGCGAGGGTGACGGCGTTGAGTGGGCTGATGTCGGTGTCGTCGTCGGGTCGGTTCCATCCGAAGAGTCCGTTTTTGCCGATGGGGCGTGTGGTGGCTTTGGCGGCGGCTTGCCAGAGTGGTTGTTGGCCGTCTTCGGGCAGGTGGGTGAGGGTGCCGTCTCTGAGCATGTCCTGGAGGCGGCCGCAGGCGCGGCCCATGTCGGTGGCGGCGGTGACGGTGACGGTGACGCCGGCCTGGGCGAGGTCGGGCAGGAGCGCGGTGGCGGGGCTTTGCCCGTCGATGACGAGCGCGGCGGTTTGTTCCCAGACCTTGTCGATGAGGTTGACGGCCCACATGGTGCCGTCTTGGTTGGTGTCCCTGTATTCGGCGAGTTCGATGTGGGCGGTGTTGTCGTCGTATCGCATGCATGCGCCGATGGTCAGGCGTGTGCGTTGGGGGTTCATGTCGATGCCGAAGCTCATGACGCCGCCGGGGCGGCGGCGCTCGATGGTGGCTTCCTCCCATTGGCGGCGGTCGATGGCCTGGCTGAGGGCGTGTTCGTCCCAGATGCCGAGGGCTTCGCGCCGGAAGTCGTCGCCGGTGAGGTTTTCCCACAGGTTGGCGATGGATTCGTCGCTGGTGTGGGACGGGTAGCTGGGGTTGGCTTTCCTCCATTGCTGGCGGTCGAGGGGGTCGGCGTCGCGGTCTGCGGTGAATTCGACGTAGAGGGTGCTGTGGGTGCGGCCGGCGCGCGCTTTGTCCCTCAGGCGGGTGAACGCTTCGCCGTTGTCCCTTGGCCCGGGCGGGGTGCCCATGTAGATGGTCTGGGGGTTCCAGGCGCGGTTCTGGGTCGGCAGCATCGACGCCATCGCCGAGTCGGACAGGTGCTGGGCCTCGTCGATGACGAGCAGGGCGATCTTCTTGACGCCGCGCAATGCGCCTCGTTCTCGCGCGCGGAAGAAGATGCGCGACCCGTTGCGGAAGCGTATTTCCTCCTTGCCGGCGGCCAGGGATATGCCGTGGTCGGGGTCAACGAGACCGCTCATTTCCGGGCGCAGGACGATCGCGCACAGGCTTTCGAACGTGTCCTTGATGACGCTGAAGTGCTGGGCCGTCCACACGATGCGCATGCCGGGGGTTCGGGCGGCGCGGTGGATCGCGACCCAGCCGATGTCGTAGGTCTTGCCGGTCTGGCGCGGGATCGACAGCACGGCGTTGCGGGCGCTCCAGAAGCCGTCGGCGCTTTTCGCGAGGATGATCCGGTTGATCTGCCGCTGCCAGACGTCGAACCGGTCGCCCGCCGCTGCGGCGAGCCTGTTGAGGCTCGGCTCTCCGCTGGTGTACAAATCGTCGGGGATGATCTGGCAGCTCGCCCCGTCAATCCTCGTGTTCATCCAATCGTTCGTCCTCCGTGTCCAGGGCCTGCATGGCCGGATCGTGCCCGTTCGACGCCTTGTCGATCGCCTCGATCTCGGCGCTCATGTCCGCGAGCCGTTTCGTCAATGACGCGAGGTCGCGTGAGCTTATCGACCCTTCGTCGAGCTTTTCGGCGATCAGGTTGCGCATCGCCACCAGGAGACGGCGGCGATCCCCGGAAGCGGCGGCGTTGCTGACCCTATGGGACTTCGACGCGCTCTTCGACCGAGGGGTCTTCGACGTTCTGGACACCAAGACGGCCTCCGTTCAAGTGTGGAAAAAAGCCCGGGGGAAAAACGGCGCTTTGCCCGTGGTCGCCCCGGCGGGGCCGGGTGGGGTCTACTCCCCACCCCCGAACCAGTCCGAGCAGCGGATCGGCCCGGATTGGGTTGGCTCTGTGCGCTGTGGGGCTTTGCCCTGGGCGATGAGCTGGGCGACGCGCTCGCGCGCCCATGCCAGGCTGTGCGTGCCTTTGATGGCGTTGCACCATCGGTGCGCGGGCCCGCTGTTGTCGTGCGTGAGCGTGCCGCCGCGCGCCAGGGCGATGGTCTCGTCCACGACGAAGCTGTATGGATGCGGTGCCTTGAGCTCGTAGTCGATGGGCCGATGGCAGATGTAGCAGTCGGCCCGCATGTGCCGCCACCGCTCGCGCTCGCGCCGGCGGCGATAGCCATTGCTGTACCGCGGATTGCCCACGCACGCCTCCAATCGAACGCCTGTACGGATCGACAGACTGCGCTCGCCGGCGGGAAGAAGAGGAAAGAACCGCCGGCGAGGCGTCTGTCTGTGGTGGTTTCTCGGGTGCCGCATACGCCGGTTGCGCACGGTGCCGGCGGCGGCTGGCGGATGGTGCGGGATTCGGACCCGCGAAGCATGAGGTCGGTTGTCATGCCTGCCCGCCTAGCAAGCGGGTGCCTTCGACCGCTCGGCCAACCATCCAAGGGGATCGGATACGAAAAAAGCCCATCCCCGATGGGACAGGCTTTTCCGATACTCCGATTACACGCGACAGCGTAACACGAAACCGTCTCACGTTCAAACGTCGCCGCCGTCGCGCTCGGCGCGATCCTGCGCGCAGGCCAACAGCTCCATGATGTTCCACTCCCAATAATGCCGGTCGATGCGCCGCGTGGACGGCATCTTGCCCCGGCTGCGCCAGTTCGCCAAGTCCTTGCCCGTCACGCTCACACCCGTGTTCTCCCGCACCCATCGGGCGGCGTCGGCCTGCGTGCGCGTGATGTGCATGAGCCCCGCGCTGCGCAGGTACTCCAACCGCACGCGCTTCAAGTCGAGCCATGCGCCGCATTCGGGGCACACCGTATACCGCGCGGAGCGGGCGGCGTAGATCGGCGTGCGTATCGGCTCGTCGTCGTCCCCCTTCGTGTTCAGGCAGTTGGGGCATACGCCGACAAGACGGCGCTCGCCGGCGTGCGTGGTGGCGGTTTCGACCTTTTCCGATAGGCGGATCAGGTCGGCGTATAGGTCGCCGGCCGTGTCGAGTCGTGCGAGGTCGGGCATGTGGTGCAGCAGCAGGCGGGTGATGTCGGCCCATTGCATGAGGGTGCGGGGCCGGTCGTATCGGTCGTGGCCGATCGGTTTGACGCCGAGCATGCCGCCGGTGAGTTGCAGGTGCGTTTCCACTGCGGAGTACAGGGCTTGGGCGGCTTCGTTGACCGGCGGGGCCGCGTATGCCCTGTTGCCGTGGCGTGGCGAGCGTTCGCGGGTGGTGGCTTGTTTGTAGGCGATCTGTTGGAGGGCTGGCATGCCGGCCTTCAGGAGCCATGCGAGGCGTTTCGCCCAGTCCTTGACGCATTCCTTGCACAGGTTCGCGTCGCCGGCTGGTTTGCCGCAGGCCGCGCATGTTCGTTGTTCCATCATCCCCGCCCTTTCGCTGGTGCTATACTCGCTTGTTGGACAATGCGAGCCTCTGCCGAAAGGTGGGGGCTTTTACTTTCCCTGAGGCCGTTCCCGGCGTGGTGGATTGACCGGGAACGGCTTGTTTTTCAACGATCCGCTAACTTTCCTGTCTATTGTCTCGCATGGCGTGCGGCTCGTCCACTACAGGCAGGCGGGCTTCGGGAAATTCGGGCCGTTTCGGCTGCGCGGGTGCCGGGTGGGCTTGCAGGATGATGGCCTTCACCTCGTCGATGGGGATGCGCAGGGATCGCGCGGTCTCTTCCGGCGGCACGCCCTTGCCGTGCCATTCCACGATGATCTTCCTGACGCCTTCGGTGACTCTCACGCCCGTGCCTCCTGCCGGTCGAGCTGTTCGCATGCGGAGTGCTTGGCGCACATTTGGGCGACGCGGCGCATGCACTTGCGGATCGCGCCGCCGTAGGAGAGGGCGACGACGGTGAACCGGCCGAAGCATTCCGGGTGCGTCACGTCACGGCCGGGCGTGGCGGTGCCTCGCATGATGGTGACGGGGCCTAGCTGCCAGGCGGTGATTTTGGCGTCGATGTTGTTCATAAGATTTCCTTTCTTGGGTCGTCATTTGACCCCGTATCGGCGGCCGCCCCAGATGCCCTGCAACTGGTAGCCGTTGATCCGGTTGTGCTCGTCGGCGAACCGGCGGCACTCGCCGATGACCGGGCATGACCGGCATATGGCGAGCGCGGCCGCCTGTTCGTATGGTTTGCCGCTGAACCAGAGTTCGGGGTCGTGGTCGCGGCATGCGGCCTGATGTCGCCAGTCCATGGGTTATCGGCCGTCCTTTCGGTAGGGGTTGGCGCGTTCCACGATGGCGAGTTCGTCGAAGTGGTTCATGGCGTCGAACACGGCCTGTTTGCCTTGTTCGTAGGCTTCGGCGAGTTCGTCGGACTGTTCGGCGTCCATGATCGAACCGGCCTGCGGCCTTTTGAAGCCCGCCGTCCTGAGCCTGCGTTCGATCTCGTAGAGGCCGATTGGTTCGCTGTCGCAGGTGAAGACGATGCTCAGGCGTTTCATGACAAGTCCTTTTGCAGCGCGCGACGGCCGGCCTCGGTGATGGCATAGCGTCCGTATCCGACGTCTTGCGTGTATCCGCGTTCCTCCAGGGATTGGAAGGTGCGTTTGTGGTTGCCGTCGGCGGGCTGCATGTCGCCGTGGTTGACGAGCTGGAGCAGCACACTCTTCTGCGCGTAAGTGAGTCGTGGTCTCATTTGACGCCTCCGCTCAGCGGGTCGATGAGCTCGCAGCTCATGGCGTCGATGCGCTCGCCGGTCTTGACGGTCAGGCACAGGCGTTTGACGTCGCCGGTACGCCGCACCTCCTGCGTGACGGTCTGCACATCCCGTTCGCCGAGCTGCGCCTGTTCGCCGAGCCCGTAACCGACGGCGAGCGCCGCGAAGGCGATCACCGCAGCGGGCGCGATCTTGATGGCGTATGGTCTGCCGTTCCTCATTGTTCCTTCTCCGTTCCGTTGATAAAACTCCATGCGCTCACCGCGACCTGTTTCCACCATTCGAGCTCGCGGTCGGCGATGCGCTTGCCGCTCTCATACACGATCGGGCGCTCGCCGTTGTGTTCCCAGAGGTTGATGGCGAGTCGTTCGATCTCGTCGGGAGTGAGGGGCGTGGCCGTGATGGTTTGCTCGATGCGAATGGCGAGCGCGAGCGCGTCGTCATGGCCTTGGGCGTATCCGATCACGTAGGCTTCGGCCGGACTGTCGTTGCCGAGTCCGGCGGCGGCGAGCGCGTTCAACGCCTGTTGCGTCATGTCGATGCTCATGCGTCTTCCTTGGTTTGGTTGGTGATTTGGCTGAATTGTTCGAGATGGGCGATCCAGCGCAGCAGGGCGAGGGTGACGGTGTCCCGGTACATGTCGTCCTGCGTGAGGCTGCGGTGCGCCGAGTAGATCGTATTGCCGGTCTTGTCGGTTTCGATGTCGCCGAGTTTGATGGTGGTGCCGTCCGTCCGATCGCACATGATCCGAATGCGCGTCATATGCCCGCCTTTCTGTGTTTGCGTTCCGCCTTCCATTTCACGTGGTAGAAGAGGAACGCTTTGAGCGTGCTCATAGGCTCCCAGAAGTCGCCGTCCGGTAGGTCGAGTTGCCACCATTGACCGCAGACCGGGCAACGCCATACCGGATCACTGCCAGAGGGCTTGCAATACTGACTACTCACTCCACGCCTCCAGTTCGCTGATGTCGGTCGGAATGCCGTATTGGTCGTAGTAGAGGCGTGTGCTCATTGTTGGTTCCTTTCGTGTTCGATGAGGCGGTCGAGGCAGGCGAGGGCCGAATAGGGGAAGCCTTGCCGGAGTTTCGCCCATGTGTGCGCTTCGGCGTCGGGGATGGCGGGATCGTTGGCGAGGGTGTCGAGGATGGCGTGTTGTTGGCGTGTCCATGCGATCTTCTCGTCGTGGTCGATGACGTGGCAGAGGTACCATCGGGCTTTTTCGAGGTCTTCGACGGGTCGGCCCTTGCTGTGGTAGCGCCAGAGGTATTTGATGGCGTTGCCGAGGCAGAAGCTGGTGTCTGCGGTCAGTTCGATGCACTCCATGCCCGGGTGCGAGCGTGTGTAGTGGTTTGGTGAGTTGACGGGGTCGTTGGCCCATGTGGTGTGCATGCTTACCAGTCCTTTTCGAGTTCCCGGCAGTCGGGGCAGATGGATGACGTGCTGTCGGTGAGCGGTGCGCCGCAGATCGCGCAGATGGTCGGATCGTTGGCCGGTTCGGGTCGGTGGGTGGCCTTTCGGAGACGTCGGATGAGTTCGATGACGGGGTTGGGGCGGTCCGGGGTTGCTGTGTGGGCGTTCATTGCTTGTCCCTGAGTTCGATGTGTCCCCAGTCGCATGACGCTCCGCCGGAGTCGGAGAAGCATCGGACAGCCGCGCTGCCGTCGGGCAGTTCGTACCAGCGGACGTATCCGGGGTCGGGGTTGTTCACGGTGCCCTGGCCGTCGCCTTTGGGTGTTTCTCCGCATGCCGTGAGCGCGAGGATGGCGAGGATCGCCGTGAGGGTTGCGGGTATTCGTTTGCCGGTGTTCATGATTGGATGCCTTGGTGTCCGGCTCGCATGATGTCGAGGTAGGCGGTGTAGTCGTTGATGTCCCTGTGGATGCAGTCTTGGACTCGGTGGGTGCCTGCGTGGTTCTGGTAGGGGTCGCGGCCGATGGCTTGGTCGGTGAGGCGCAGGGTGGTGAGGTCGAGTTTTCTGTGGTGGAGCCCTTCGGCGATGGGGTGGTTGAGGTGGCGGCTGAGGTGGACGTCGAGTTGGCGTAGGTCGAAGTCCACGTTGGTTCCTGCGGGGTGGAGTGTGTATTGGCTGAGTTGGTCGTTGAGGAATTCGTGGATGTTCCATGCGGTGTGCTGGTAGTCGTAGGTGTCCTTGGGTGCTTCGGCGCTGGCGAGCATGAGTCCGTTGGCGAGGTGCATTTCGTAGGCTTTCAGGAGTTCGGGGTGGTTGGCCCAGTTGCGTATGTTGTCGGGGTGGACGATCAGGTGGAGGCTGTCGTGGGGGTGTTTGCCGGTCATGTCGGTGACTTGCATGCCGACTTCCAGGAGTTCGCACTGGTAGGGGTCGAGGCCGGTGGTTTCGGTGTCGATCCATAGGAGCATGTCGGGTTTTCTTGGCGGGCGGGGCGGGTCGAGGGGGATGGTCCGGTGGCCGATGGCGAGGGTTGTCGTGGTGTCGTTCATTCGTTGCCTTTCTTGATGTCGATGTGGGTGGGGAGGTCTTCGGGTGGCGGGCAGGGATGGCGGGTGCCGTCCTTGTTGAGCTGCTGCCAGCCGCCTGTGCGGTAGTAGACGGGGATGGTGGCGGGGTCTTTGCCCGTGTGGACGAGGTAGCCGAGCCGGTAGGCGCGTGCGGGGTGGGCGTGTACCCATCCGTGGCATCCTGTGGTGCCGCTGCCGCAGAGTTGGAGCAGGTTTTCGGGTTGGTGGAGCCGGTCGAAGGGGTGGCTTCGCGGTTCCCTGTGGTGGATGCTGTCGCCGCTCCAGTGGCTGCCGGTTTCCCGGTCGCACATGGCGCATCGGTATCGGTCTCGCCTCTGTACGGTTCTGCGGGTCTCGGCTGTTGGCTTGCTGCTCATCGGCTGGCCTTTCGTTGGCATTCGTTGATGATTTCCTTGGCTTTTTGTTCCGGGTCGATGCCGGTTTTGACGCTGGCCCAGAAGTCGGCTCTCATCGCGTCGGTGAAGGTGCCTACGGGCACGTGGTCCCGGATGTGGCCGGTGATCCACCGTTCGTCGATGACGGTGCCGTCGGGCAGTGCGTGCCGGTATGGTTTCGGCTGGCTGGGCATGGTGTCCATGTATGCGCCTTGGCGCAGCCATCGGCTCATGTTGGGCGCGTATCTGGGGTCGTCCACGGTTTTGGCGTAGGCGATGACGGCTCCGATGAGCTGCGCTTCCGTCACGGCGGACGTGCCGTCGTGCCCGGCCACGGCTGCGGCCCACGCTTTCTCGGCTTCCCGTCGCGAGCCGGTGTGGCGTGGGTAGGCGTTCCACGCCGTGGCGAACGGGTCGGCCAACGCCCTGGCCTCGGCCTCGGCGACCGACGCGGTTTGCTTCGATCCCGGCCCGGAGGGGTCAGGGGAGGAAGAAGGCATGGTTTTGGTTTGGTTAGGTACGGTAGTGCTTCCTGTTTGCTTTGTTGAAGTTGAAGCAGTCTGCTTCGCGTCTGCTTCGTTTTGCTTCCTGTTTGCTTCGGCTTTCGCCCTGCGGGACTCGCCCGACGCCTTGCCTCCGGCGTGGCCGGCGACGACCTTCTTCTCGTGCAGTTCGGCGGCTTCTTCGGGCGTAAGCGGTTTCTTCTGGTTCTTGAAGCTGCCGAACACGGCGAGGCCGCGACGGGTCACGACCCTGTACACGCCTTCGCCGGCCTCCTCGAAGAGCCCGTTTTCAACGAGTTCGCGCACGAGTCTGACGGTGCCGCCCACGCTTCTGACGCGCTTGAGGTCGAAGGTGCCGTCGAACGAGTCCGGCCGCGTGTATATCTGGTGGTCGCACCACGTCACCATCGTCGCGTACAGTCCGCGCGCGGCCATGCTGCTGTCCTGCACCGCAGGATCGAAACCGAAGGTGCTGTCGAAGTTCACAGACATGGCGCGCCGCCTTCACGACATGCGATAATCGACTTATGAGCAACGACAAGAAGACCCAGCGCTGCATGTGTGTGACGATTGATTTCGAGCAGCTTACGTTCGGTGAGCTGCGCAAGTTCGTCGAACTGACGGCAGATCGTGAGGACGATGAATTTGTGTGCGTCAACGACAATGACGGAGTGCCGGACGGCTTTATGGCGTATGTGGACGCAGAAACCATAGACGTCGTGCCGACCGATGAGACGTCGGAGCGCTGATATCGACCACATCTTTTCCTGAGCCACCCCGTTGCGGGTGGCTTTTTTGTTTGCCTGCTGCATATAAGCCTCTCTCAATGTGTGGTTACTTGATCTCGCCGGTGGTCGGATCGACGGCCTCTCCTCTGTCGGTCTCGTCAGCATCGTCGTCGGGATCGGGATAGTCGGGCGCGCTTTCCTCGAACGTGGCGAGGCTGTCGTGGAGGTTGTCGTACAGGACCGCGCGGCGTGCGTCCTTCGGATAGGTGAGCAGCCGGTTGATGACCTCGGCGCAGTCGATGATGTGCTGCGCGAGCGCGTCCGTGTCGTACACGGCCTCGGTGTACGGGTCGATCTGGTGGAACTTGTCGAGGTAGGCGTCTTTGGTTTCGAGCTGCATCTTGTGGTTGACCGCGCGGCGGAAGTCCACGGCCGCCTGCTTGATCTTCGCGCACGAGCTGTTGAAGTCCAGCAGGCTCAGCGGGCTCATTTCGTCGGGTATGAGCGCGTCCTGGACAAGTCCAGAGTCATTTTTCTTTGCCATGAGGGTGTCCTTTCTAGAATTCCGGGTCGCCGGTGTCGGCGGCGAACATGTCCGGCGTGTGGCCGCTGCCGCCGTTGGCCCACGGGTCGGACGCCGGCGGCGGTGTCGTCTGCTGCGGGGGCTGCGGGGGCTGGCCGTTCGGGTTGCCGTAGGTGCCGCCGCCCTGACAGCCGTTGCGGCCGCCCTGTTTCGTGACCTGCGCGGTCGCGTACCGCAGGCTGGGGCCGATCTCGTCCACGGTCATTTCGACCACGGTGCGGTTGGTGCCGTCCTGCGCCTGATACGAGCGTTGGGAGAGCCGGCCCTGGGCGATCACGCGCATGCCCTTCGAGCATGATTGGCTGATGTGCCGGGCGAGGTCGTTCCACGCCGAGCAGCGCAGGAACAACGCCGCGCCGTCCTCGTACTGCTGCGTCTGGCGGTTGTAGGTGCGGGGCGTGCTGGCGATCGTGAACGACGCGACCGGATTGCCGTTGGACAGGGTGCGCAGCTCGGGGTCTGCGGTCAGGTTGCCGACGATCGTGATGACGGTTTCGCCGGCCACTAGTCCTCGTCCTCCATGTCCTCGATCCAGTCGCCGACGAACGTGGCGAGGACGTGCGCGTCCTCGGCTGCGCGGCTCGCGATGCCCCATGCCACGTCTTCGCGACGGTCGTGGCAGTGCAGGGCGAGGTCGGAGAGCGCCGCATAGGCCATGTCGGCCACGTCGCGCATGTGCTCCAGCTCGTCAAGCTCGCCGGCGTCATCCGGGCCGTCGTCCTCTTCCTCGTCGTCTTCGTCGTCGATGACGGTGCCGAGCGGCTTCCAGTCGCTGGAGGCGAACATGTCGGCGAGCGTCTTGCCATTGGGCAGCACAGGTTCGAAGGATATGTAGGCCTTGGCTTTCTCGCTCAATGCGAGGCCGGCTTGGTCGAGCGCCGTGACGAACAGTTTTGCCAGCTCACCGCCGGAGACGGACACGTCGCCCTCGATGAGGCCGTAGAACTTCTCGGCGAGTTTTTCGGCCATTTCCTCGTTGGATGTCATGATGTTCCTTTCCTGATGTCCCGTTTCCATGCCCATTCGCATTCCGCGCCGATGGTCGCCGCGCCTCGGTCGATGACGAACGCGGCGGGCGACGGCATGAGGATGAGGCGCGGGTAGTCGAGCCGTGAATTGCATTCGCAGATCGCGTCCAGCGCCTCGGCGATCAGTTCGCCGGGCGTCATGGTCAGGCCCCGTTCGGTGATGGGCCAGACCATGAGACTGCGGTGGGTGTTCATGGGACTCCTTCGTTTGGTGCGGGGCCGCGCTGGCGTGGTCGACGCCGGCAATGGAGACCACCGGCTCGCACGCCATCGCTTCCGCAATCCACTGACTTCCTGTCGTATGGGGATGGATCGCGGCCGACGTTGACGCGGCCCCAGTGGACGGCGGCCGAATCGAACGGCTTCCCGGTCTTTGCCCGCGCCCACCTGACGCGAATCTCGACCGGGGGCGAACCTGCCCGCCCTTGGCGCGCCGCCGGTGGAGAGAACCGGCGGCGCGATCATTGAGAGAGGTGGTGTTAACGACTTGTTCCTTGTCGCCGCCCGCCGCATCGGAAGGAAGGTCGCAATGGCGGCGGGCAAGCC